CGCTTGAGTAGATGTTGCTGGAGTTCTTTAACCGGTTTAGGTAAATCCCAATTAATAAAAGGTTCACCGTTTCTCAGGGCACCCGGTTTTCTTTTTAATGTGGACAGATAATGCCAGGGATTATAGGTTGTCTGGTTTTTAATAAAACTGCGTTGATGTTGAGCGACACACTCGCTATCGACAATAATTTTAATTTCTGTTGCGGTCGTTTTTAATGTCACTTTCTTACCCACTAAATTATTGGGAACGCTGTATTTATGCCCATCAAAACAGGATAAGGAGTTGATTTGGACTATTGCAAATTGCCCTCCCGTATAAGGGGAATAAGGAGCCAGCATAGTTCGCTCTACACAAAATAGAGTGTTAATGACTTTACTTCTGTCTTCTGGGTGTGTGGCTGTTTGGATGATCTGATGGCATTGATCCAATAGAAAGCTGTTTAACTCATCGATGTTGTTAAAAGCCAGGGTGGGTTCAAACAGTTGTTTCGGGAGTGTTAGAAATTCTGTGTCATTCCAGTAAAATACTGACAAAAAGGAATGACACATGTCCCAACCCTTCGATTTCGACAAAGCCCTGAAAGCACTTCAGTCCGGTCAGGCACTAACCGGCAAAGATGGCATCTTAACGCCATTAATCAAACAGTTAACTGAAGCCGCCTTGGCCGCTGAACTTGACTCGCATCTGGCGCAGGATCTTGAAGCCAACCGTAAAAATGGTTCCGGTAAAAAGACCATTAAGGCCCCAACCGGCCGCTTTGAACTGACCACACCCCGCGATCGCAACGGTACTTTTGAGCCGCAATTGGTGAAGAAGCATCAGACCACGCTTTCTGATGAGATAGAGCGCAAGATCATCCGCATGTTCGCGCTGGGTATGAGCTACAAAGATATCAGTCAGGAAATCGAGGATTTATACGCTTTCAGTGTATCCAGTGCCACGATCAGCGCTGTCACCGATAAGGTTATTCCTGAGTTAAAACAATGGCAACAGCGTCCGCTGGAGGCGGTATATCCCTTCGTCTGGCTGGATGCTATCCACTATAAAATCCGCAAAAAGGGGCGCTAACAGAGCAAGGGGGTTTGCATGGTTCTCGCCCTGAATCTGGAAGGCAAAAAAGAGATTTTAGGTCTGGATCTGTCTGAAAATGAAGGTGCTAACTTCTGGCTGTCAGTGCTGACCGACCTCCAGAACCGTGGTGTAAAAGATATTCTGATTGCCTGCGTGGATGGCCTGACGGGGTTCCCGGAGGCGATAAACAGCATTTATCCGGACACCGAAGTTCAGCTCTGCGTCATCCACCAGATCCGTAACTCGATAAAATACGTTGCCTCAAAGCATCATAAAGCGTTTATGGCGGATCTGAAGCCGGTGTATCGGGCGGGATCAAAAGAGGCGGCAGAAACGGCGCCGGATGAGCTGGTAGAGAAATGGGGCCAGCAATACCCGGTTGTGCTCCAGTCATGGCGGAAAAAATGGGAAAACCTGTCACATTACTTCCGGTATCCGGCGACGATCCGTAAAGTGATTTACACGACAAATGCCATAGAATCCGTTCACCGCCAGTTTAGAAAACTGACGAAGACCAAAGGCGCACTCCCTAATGAAAACAGCCTGTTGAAGCTGCTTTATCTGGGGTTAATGAATGCGCAGGAAAAATGGACAATGCCGATCCAGAGCTGGAATTTGACATTGTCCCAGTTGGCGATTTATTTTGAAGGTCGCCTGGATAAGGTGATTACGTTGTAATGATATTTTAAACGTGACACAGAATTATGAACGCTCTCGTTGTTTCCGTAATGTTCTCACTTGACGCTCTACCTGCCCTTTCTCCCATCCAGACGCTGGCGTACAGGCAACTGGCTCTATAATAAAATGATTCATCATGCTTAAGAATTTATCATTAAAAATGCGTTCTTTACCCATTCCTATATGTTTAACAGCCGTCTTCATATTGTCATAAATACCTCTATTGGGTGTACCACCAAAATAAGAAAAGGCGTGATTATGAGCATCAATAAGCATATCGAGTTTCTCGTTTGGATAAGCTCGAATAAAAAATGCTCTGCTGTGACATAAACGAAAATGGGCAACTTTAAGTTTAACCAATAACCCATTTAATTTGACTGTTTCGAAACTCCAATCAAATTGATAGGCATCTGCTGCACTGAATCGTTGGGGAATAAAAACAACGTGGGGCGCGGGTTGATATTGTTCTTTGAACTGTCTAATAAAAGAGGCGACTGCACAATAAGCGCCTTGATATCCCTCCGTTCTGAGCCTTTCAAAGTGACGTCTGGCCGTTAATCGTTGTTTGGCGGGTAATTTGGTTTCATCAGTTAGGCGTTGTTTTAATACTGGAATGAACTCACCCAGTTTGGGGTAGTGAGTCTGTGTCCGTTTATAAGCGGGCGGTTCTTTAGTCTCGATTGCGAGGTATTTACTGACGGTATGACGAGATATTTGTAACTGTTTGGCTATGGCTCTCTGAGAGAGCCCTTGCTTAAGAGAAAGCCTTCTGACTTTAAGTATGGTTTCCATGCACAGCATCCAAGGAGATCTCCGTAAAAACGGAGAGTTTATCAATAATCAGGGTGGTGCACTTTTACACCATAATTCCCCGATCCCTTGGTCTACTTTTGCACAATATTTAACAGTCTGGGTCCATTATGAGAAGTTCATTAATGAGAAAAAAGACAAATCAACGCTAAATACATTAGTTGAGTCTTTTTTCCGTTCTGTTGATTTCATCGATTTGGCAACAGAAACACAAAAAGACTATCGGAAATACGCTACAAAGTTATTACCAGTTTTCGGTGCCATGCACCCCGATAATATAAAACCTGAACATGTCAGAAAATATATGGATAAGAGAGGGCTTAGTAGCAGGACGCAGGCAAACAGGGAAAAAACGTTTATGTCTCGCGCTTATAGATGGGGGTATGAGCGGGGGTTTGTGAAAGGGAATCCATGTAAGGGGGTTAAGCAATTTAAAGAGGAATCCAGGGAACGCTATATTACAGATGAAGAATATAACGCTCTGTATAAAGCTGCGCCTGACATTGTGCGGGCAGCAATGGAGATAGCGTACTTGTGCCTCGCAAGACAGGCTGATGTACTTTCATTACGCAAGGATCAATTCAGAGAGTCAGGAATATACATCAGGCAGGGTAAGACAGGGGCAAAACAAATCAAGGAATGGTCGGAGCGATTACGTGACGCTATCGCACTGGCAGAGTCCCTGCCCTTACAACCTGGCATCAGCAGTGTATACATCATCCGCCAACGAACAGGACTGCGGTATACACGCGACGGCTTTAATAGTCGCTGGCGCAAAGCCAGAGAAGCAGCAAAAGAGGCTTACCCAGAATTGGACTTTAATTTCACCTTTCATGACCTGAAAGCTAAAGGTGTTTCTGATCTTGAGGGTTCACTCAGTGAAAAGCAGGCAATATCAGGTCATAAAAACATGGGGCAAACAGCGCGATATGACAGGAAAATAAAAATTGTTCCGGTGGTAGGTAATCAGAAGAAGTGATTATTTATGCGTTAGTTGAATTTTATGTTCCTAACGCATCTTCCTAACATCTTCCTAAATGTGATTTCAGGCACAAAAAAACCGCCTCTCGGCGGTTAACGACATACTCATACTACTTTGTTTTACTTGTACTTTTTTCCATGGTGCCCGGGGCGGGACTTGAACCCGCACAGCCATAAGCCGAGGGATTTTAAAAACTCTTAGGACAATATGCAAATCAAAGACTTAGCTATAATCAACAAGTTACCAAACACGATGGCGGGTTAGTTTGGGTTGTTGTGGGGGTGGTAGTCATAACTTTTGTTATGGATTTTCTCTCCAAATAGGTGTGGTTTCAGCTTGGTAAAATTCAACAGTTCTTCCCCCTGAACCTAAGAACGAAGTAGCATTAGCCCTCACTCTTCTATTCGAAGCTGAGTATTCATCGCCAAATATACTGACATAAACTTTTTCTACATCAGATGAATCTAACTCAGTAAAAATATGGCTATCATTCTCATCAAAAGAGTGTCCATGAATAAATACAACACCCTGTAATCGTTTTAATTTTCTAAAGCAAAAGTACAAATATGGATTAGTTTTTATTTTTTCTTTCTTTTTTTGACTTGTTGGTTCTGATACAAATAATGGGAATTTATTATTTCTAAGATTAGCCCTTACTTGCTCTATTATTGTTGTTCCATTATATGTACATGTATGTTTTTTGATATCACCATACTCTTCATATATATATATACCACCATGTAAACAATGGATTTTCTGTTTGGTGCCAAAGCCTTGCCATGTCCTTCCGACTCTAAATCCATCGTCAATATTGTAATTGACTGGTGCTAATGCTATTTTATTTTTTGCCCAATAAACCAATAAATCATAATTTAGAGTAAATACATCATCAAACTTTGCTAAAAAACCTCTTGCCATAATATAGTTATCGTCACCAATAGCATTTGGCAGTAAAGGATGTTTTTCAGCAATCGCATTTATAAGAGCATTTTTTAGTATTTCTTGATCCTCTCTTATTCTTTGAATTAGAGGGTTTCCTTCGTCATACAATGCTATAACTGTTTCGGCAGAAATAAGACTTTGCATCACCCGTTCAAAATCATAGGTTTGTAAATGAGTAAATATTGAAGTTATAGCCTCGTGTCTATCTCCAAAATCAGCTACGTTATATAATTGCGAGTAATTAAATATTTCTGCATCCCATGATTGAGAAAATCCATTACCTAATATTATTGAGGGGACACTCCCTTCAGGTAAACTATCAAAAGCATCATCAAAGCTAATCATGAATTAGTCTCTATTCATCTAATACGATCATATGGATTCAAACTCACTGCCGCTTCTAAATGATCCGGTGCAAAATGGCTATAGCGCATGGTCATTTGGATAGTGGAGTGCCCGAGGATTTGTTGCAGTACTAATATGTTGCCACCGTTCATCATAAAATGACTGGCGAAGGTATGACGTAAAACATGGGTTAACTGGCCGGTAGGTAATACCAGCTTGGCCCGGTCAATGGCTTGGCCGAATGCGTCATAGGCATTGGCGAATAAGCGCCCTTTCATCTTTGGAATTAGTTTATGCAGTTCCGCAGAAATAGGGACTGTACGGTTCTTTTTACTCTTGGTATTGATATAAGTAATTTTATTTGGCATCACCTGAGCTTGTCTTAGTTGTTCCGCTTCACTCCAGCGCGCACCGGTAGCCAGACAGATACGAACAATGATACCGAGATCTTTATTGCTGGAATTGTCACACTCATACAGCAGACGTTTAATATCGTCCTCATAAAGGAAAGTTAACTCGTTTTCACTTTCACGAAATAACCTGACACCATCCAACGGATTAGCATGATTCCAATGCCCTAGCCTTTTCAACTCATTAAAGACAGCTCGCAGATAAGCATGTTCGCGATTGACCGTTGCCTCTTTTGGCGGTTTAACGATTCCGTGTTTTGGCTTACGGCTAAATTCACCGGCTAAACGCTGCTTGCGATAATTGGCGAACACTTCCCGGTCAAAATCAGCAACAGCAGGATCGCCCAAGTTATCACACAGGATATTGAGTTTATCTAATCTTGCTTTGCCGTCACTCAAAGAGCGCCCGTGGAGTTCATACCACTGACTGACCAATGTCTTTAACCTCTGCGCGGCACTCTCTGCCGGTGTGTAGTCAATATCCAGATCACCACGTTGCACTAACTGCTCACGTTCAAAGCGCAACGCCTCGCCGCGAGTAACAAAGGTTTTCCTAACCCGCTTACTGTCACGGCCATCTGAGTAAAAATCACAGACCCACTTCCCGTTGGGTAACTTCCGTACTGCCATAAATAAGTCCTCAAGTATAATCCCTTGGACTTATTTACTGTATATAAAAACAGTAGTCAATGTTTGATATGCAACACGACAAACATCTGATTAAAAACTAACGTGTACAGGTTTTCTTTGATTTACTGATAGAGCCATCATTACAGACAAATTTCCCATTTTCACAATGGGATACCCCGCCCTTTTTGCCGGAACAGGGGTAATTTCTAGCCATTGATACCGTTGGTAAAGACAGAAGCAAAGCACCAATAATCGCTGTAGTTAAGATTTTCATCACAACTCCATGTATGTTCGCCAATCAAACGGCAAAGCTTTTCCATTGTTCTTCACTAATGATTTTTAAAGGGACACCCTTTTCATCACGATAGTTAATAGCTAACTCTATTTTTCTGCCATAGCTTTGGAAACGCCAATCACGGGAGCTTAAAGCGCCAATAATTAGGTAGTCTATTTTTTTGAGTTATCGTATCCACGACAATGCCACCGGCAGCCTCTATTTCTGTCTTGCATTGATTGCGGCTTCCGCACAAAAACTTACCCGTCAGACAGACTACAGAATCTTGCAAATCAATATTATCTACATGCTCAATAGGCAATCGTGTTGCCATTCCATCTACAACTCCATTGGCTATATCACAACCGGTAAAATCAATCAGCGCTTGTTTTAAGGCTTCTCTTTCATCTGGAGTTATAATGCCATCGGCTAAAATATCTTTAACTAACTTGTACAGCTCTTTGCCGGGATAATTATTCTTCAACATACCATTCTGAGAAAGCCACCAGTCAAGATAGCGGACTTCACTTTCTATCAATTGGTGATTTGCCAGCATGCCTTTGCATAATCCCTCAAGCAAATGCTGGTCTGATTCAGATGAGTAAAGATCGATATCTGGCGTGTCGAGCAAGTTCTGCTGGATGTCAATCAGGTCAATTTTGAACTGAGCCAGTTCTTCTTTATCAATAATACCATCGTCTAAAATAGTAGCTATTTTTGTTCGAATTGCATCAACACAATAATTTTCACAAATAATTTCAGATTCTAATAACCATGTATCCAAAAAGACGAGTTCTCGGGTATCAACTTCACCATCACAAATAATACCTTCGATCAAATTAATTAGATTAGTTAACAGTTTTTCTCTATTGCGTGAGTAGTTAAAAACACTGAGTTTCTTATCATCCATAAAGACTCCGTGAAGCTACAAAATTATTTAGAATTAGGTATCAATAGCCCGTAATTTCGCCGACAACTTTCGCCAGTATATTAACCTCACTAACCGGCCAATTAACATCATTGATACGCCATACATCACCGGGTAAACGAGCAATATTGCTAATCGAGGTCACACCTGCTTTTTCAATCAACCAAAGGCCGTCAGCGACATTTCTAAATTGACGTTCGACCAGAAAATAACGTTTTTCATTAGGGAACGAAATTAATTCAGGTTCAATAATCTGAACGGGCAGTAACTCTGAATCTAGCAATATAGGGGATACATCTATCAGCAAGCCATCTTCAAGGCTTTTATGAGCAATAGATTTTGCGGTTTCATGTGCGGCAGGTTTAACCGGTTCCTGAGGTTCCCCCTCACCAGTTGCAAGCCAATGTAATGAAACACCAGTTTCTAAAGCACAGAGCACAATCTCTTTGCCCGGAAAGTAATCACGTTTGATCCAAGTGCTGATTGTTCCCGTTCCTGCACCTAGATAAGCCGCTAATTCTCTTTGTACTTTAAAACCATAGGCTTGCATCATTCTTTCTACAGCTGCAATCCCGCCGCTTAGTTTTTTATCATCCACGCTCGCAAAAACCCCTTTACATACTCGCATATGCATAGTTTAATTCGTGAATTGATGGCAAATACCCACCAATACCTATATTAACCACCATCAAACAGGATGCCCTATGAATCAGAACCTTGCAATAACAGTTACATCGCCCTATCTGTCCCTAACTGAGTTCTCAAAATTGAGTGGAATCCCTTATGAAACCTGCCGTGGCATGGTGAAAGATGGTCGTTTACCTATCCGCCAGAAAGTTCGCAAAATGGAAAAGGTTCTCGTAAATATGATCGCTCTCACTAAAGAAGCGGCAAACCAGTAATGTTTGATATTCAAATTTGCCAACTAATTGTCGGCATATGTGAGGAAGTAAGCCATGTTTGATTTTTCAGTGTCCAAACATCCGCACTTTGATAACGCCTGCCGCCAGTTTGCGTTAAAGCACAACTTAGTCGAGCTGGCAGCAAACGCAGGGATAGCGGCGCAGGTTCTACGTAATAAATTGAACCCCGATCAGCCGCACCGTTTGACCGTAGACGAGCTGTTACGCATCACCGACCTGACCGAAGACCCAACGTTATTAGACGGTCTGCTGTCACAAATCAATTGCATGCCATCTGTGCCAGTCAATGAAGCCTGCACCGGTAATATTCCAACTTATGCGCTACATGCTACTGCCGCCGTAGGTTCTATTGCTGCCGCTGCGGTACAAGGTAATCACAAAACAGCATTCAGCAAATCTGCACTGTTGGATAGCGTCAATACTGCGATTCGTCATCTGTCATTGATTGGCCTGACGGTGCAGGCGCGCATTCAATCAACCCCTGCGCTTGCTTCAACCGTTGATGTTATTAGCGGCTTGAGTGCTGTCGCCGGTTTGAGTTGAGGTGTTTTTATGATTATTTCTATTGCCCCATTGTTGAAACAGCAAAGCCCGGTAAACCTGCGCCATTTCGGTAACGGTGTGCTGGAGTTGAAGAGCGGCCAGCGCTGGAAGCCGGGAAGTAATCAAAAGGCGCTTTTACAAGAATTGTCCTCTGCAAAGAAGACGCCAATATTGCGCCGTTTATTAGGGCGTTAATTGGGGGTTATATGTTGCAATTAACGGAATCTGAAAAATTAAGAATGACGGGTATTGCTCGTATTGCTGAATTAAAAGAAACGCATTTCCGTAATAGAAAGAATGTTGCTCAAGAGGCTTTTGATAAGTCACCGGCACATTTGCGGAAAACAATCTGTTTTCATGCTGGGTTAAAAAGTCGCCATGTGAATATGCAGTTTTCAGAATTAACTCCAGCAGAAAGAGAGTCTGTTGTTGAAACGTTGAATTACTTAATTGAGTTTACTCGTTCGTTGCCGTCATTTGTCAGTAATGATGATTGCACTCTGAATATTATTAATTAACCCCAACCACAATATATGGCGTTTTACTCGCCGGGTTTCGTATTGCCTAAAAACAGGAATTATCTATGCAGAATACAGCACAAAATATATGGGTGGGAGTAGACCCGGCCAAGCCGGGCAGTGACCGCTCAGTCACAATGATGTCCGTTGAATCAATGGAGCTAATGCTCAATGAAGCGCGTATGGATGAAAGAAAGAATCAGGCCGCGCTGGTTTCCTTTCGTTTGGATGAGATTGCTAATCAAATTCTAAACCGAGAATTGAGTGGTGTAGAAGCGGCGGAGCTGCTTAATCAAATCGCTGAGCACATAATCACTCAGTCTTATGACCAGCATTAATAATATGCGTGGCCGTATTACCCCAACTCCGCCGTTACCCTATCCGGGCAGCGGCGCTGCTGTTCCTGCTTATGCCTATCCCGGTAGCAAACCGCGCCAAACCCTTGCACCTGCAAGACCGCTTACCCGTGAACAACTGATACAGGGGCAAGCTGTTTTAGCCAATATCAATAATCTGCCCCACTTCCTGCGTAGCCAGTTTATTTCTCGCTATCAATACCTGTTAGCCAATAAAGGGTTAAACGACGCTAATAAATGGCTGGTGTTTGTTTTTGACCAGCGTATCTGGCCGCGTATTCAGGTGGTCAATAGCAAAAATGTTATGCGCCTCAGTGCATCAATGAGTTTTTCCATTGATGCCCCAACCTATGCCAGCCTAGCGGGTATGCATGATAAAGAGCTGCGCCGCTTTGCCCGCAAAATCGGTGATGAGCTAATGGTGGCGTACAACCATCATTGTGATGAATGCATTAAGGCTAATCAGGGTGACAGGGCCGTTTTATTGCAGGCCGATACGCAGGTACGGATATTCGGCGATCTTGCCAGAATGGCGCGCGCTTTTAATATCACCCCAATGCACTGGCGCAAATATCTGAAAGGTCGTTTAGATATCGCCTCAGCTATCGCCAGCCTGTCACGGCTGGTTAATCCCGAATGGTGGGAGCGCAAACTCAAAGCACAGCGCACCCGCTGGCGGGAAGCGTTATTGATTGCTGTCGGTAATGTTAGCCGTGATAAGTCAGCGTCTTCTTATGCCAGTAAGCAGGCTATCCGTGAGGTGTTTGCGCGTCGCCAGTCTAATCTGGAATACCTCAAAAGCTGTCAGTTAGAAAACATTGAAACCGGTGAGCGCATCGACCTGATTGATAAGGTGATGGCGAGTATTTCTAATCCAGAAATTCGCCGTATGGAGTTGATGAACACCATCGCTTTCACCGAGAAATATGCTGCCGAACAAAAGCACGTCGGTATGTTCCTGACCATCACCACCCCATCCAAATATCACCCGACTCGCGTTGTTGGGAAAGGCGACAACGAGAAAGTCCAGCTTAATCATAAGTGGAATGATGAAGCCTATTCCCCCAAAGACGGCCAGCGCTATCTCTGCAAGATTTGGAGCAAGATGCGCACCGCCTTTAAAGACAACGAATTAAGTGTCTACGGAATGCGCGTGGTTGAGCCACATCATGACGGTACGCCGCACTGGCACATGATGCTGTTTTGCCAACGCCGCCAGCGCCAGCAGGTAATCGACATCATGCGCCGCTATGCGTTGAAAGAAGATGGTGACGAGCGCGGAGCCGCTAAATATCGCTTTGAGTGCAAGCACCTGAACAAAGGCGGGGCCGCTGGCTACATCGCTAAATACATTGCCAAGAATATCGACGGCTACGCGCTTGAGGGTGAACGTGATCATGAAACCGGTGAGCTGCTGACTGACTCCGCTGCGGCGGTAACAGCGTGGGCGGCAACGTGGCGCATCCCTCAGTTTCGCCCGATTGGTCTTCCTTCCATGGGAGTCTATCGCGAGTGTCGCCGTATCCGCTCTATTAGTCTGGCCGAGACTTTCGACGAAATCGTGGAAGCTGTGCGCCATGCGGCTGATGAGGGTGATTTTGCTGCCTACATCATGGCGCAAGGTGGCACCAATTGCGGCAATCAGACCGTCCGGTTAGCCAAGCGCGTCGCCGATGAACTCAACGCCTACGATGAAGAAGTACAGAAAGTCGTCGGTATCTACGCGCCGCATTTGGGCGCTGACCATATTCATGAAACCCGCACAACCCAATGGCGCATCGTTGCTGGTGCCGTTGACGTTGAGCTTTTGACTTTGAAAAGCGCCTCTGGCGCGCCTCGGAGTCCTGTCAATAACTGTGGGTTAGGTGGAAACACCCAAGCGCCAAATGACCACAACGGGCAGGCTAAAACGCCTGTGATGGCGATGGAATACCCACCGGGTGCCGTTATTGACTGGTCGGATACTGCCGCCGTGAGGGCGATTGTGGCCCGCGTTAAAGAGAAACAGCCAACGATAAGCAAGATGCAACGCAGTTATGACCCCACCAAGGGCCGACTTATTGCGCCATCTGCCCGTTTAACCCGCGAAGAACGCCAGCGCATCCCGCAAATCCGCAACGATTTACTGTTGAAAGATATCAGCGTCCAGCGCTGGGAGCTGGAATCGTTAGCCCGTGGGGCTTCAATGACGTTCGATAACACTGTTATTCAATATCCGGCACTGTCCGACTGGCCGGAATTCGATGATTAATCTATCTACCTGAGAGAAAACCATGACTAAAACCGCCGCCACTACCCGCAAACAGGCACAGCGCCAGCGTGATAAATCTGCTGGTATCAATGAAATTCGCGCTCGGCTTGAACCAGAAGAATACGCCATGCTGACCGAGGGCATGGCCGCCCGGCGTCTGTTCCGTCCGGCCTACGATTTACCGGAATATATCGCATTGCTTATTCGGCAAGATAACCAGCGACTAAAAGAGCAACAGGCAGAGTTGGGTAAACAGCGTTGCGGCAAATGTGGCGATACCTTACCGGGTGATCCAAATGGCTGTTGTTTACGGGGTGAGGTGGCGTGTTGGCAGACCAAAGGTATCAACAGTCTATTGATTAGTGCAATTAAACCATTGTGACGCGTCACACTGAAAATTAAATATGTAGTGTGACGTGTCGTGTTCACTGCTTTGATGCATAAAAGGCTTGTTGTTCAACAGGCTGCTTTTTAAGCCAAGATTTTTTACTCAAGTAAAACCATATATTTATATAGAAGTTTTCTTAAAAAGTGCATAGTATACTGTATATAAACACAGTATGCGTAAGTGCTGGGAGATTATTAGGTGATGGATTTAGATGGGCTAGTTTTGCTGGAACGTATAGACCTCATAGCGAGAATGTCAGCCGGTGACGAGATGAAAAATAGAGATCGTGAAGTAGCACTGGCGTGGATTGCTGAATTAGCTATAGAGGCTAAAAGTATCTATTTAGATGGGGCAGGGGAGTCCAGTTTACATTCTTTGCGCTGACTTTTAGCACTGCATGCATATAGTGCATGATTTTGCATGATGAACCTGAGCCAGAAACTCCCCCTTAGCCCCAGTCCCGGCGCGGTTCTCGATACCTCATGCAAGTGCATGAAAAGCGACCTGCAAAGCGCGCAGGCGTGGCGGGGATAGCATTGCGCGCAAAGGGTTTTGATACCCTTATTTATCGATCTTGGGCGGGCCGTGGTGCTGCGTTCGGTTGAGTTGGGAATCAATGCGTGTTCATGGGGTGTGATGGCGTGACGGGCGTCTGGTGGCGTATGGCGCGAGGTGTTGGAATCGCTACTTTTCGGGTATGAAAAAGCCGCCCGGTTCGGCGGCTATGATATTCAAAAATATCAATTAACTATTTGCAAACTTGAAACGCTGCCAGCTTGTTTTCATCTGTATACAGTGCAGCGACAAAGCCGTCTGTAACCAGTGAGTTGATAACGCCAAGCGCGCCAGTCATGTATTTGTCTTTAGACATACCACACATCACCTCAGAGTCATGGGCTAACGTCGCGTTACACTCTATTCGATGCGATACCAGCGCAGTAATACAATCCGGGTCAAGTGACAACGCTTGATTAAGAATATCAACAGCCAGTTGCGCTGTGATTTTCTGGTTAGTTTGAGTTTCCATAATTATTGCTCGTTTCGTTTCGCATTTTTGCGGTGGCTGAGGCGGTGGCGCGGGCCTCTTCACAATATCGCCGGGGTTATAT